GGACCGTAATCAAAGCTCTGGACGCCGAAGGTACCGCTATCACGGTCTACTTGGCGGGCAATAGGAGGTGCAATCTCGGGACAGGTAGTGTACCCATCCAAGTCCTTATAGCGGTAGCTACAGGACGCTGTAGGAGCGATAGCAAAGGCACGGTCCATCTTATTCATGCGAGCTGTATGCGCTGCTGCAATTACACCAGCGTTGATCTCAGCTGCAAGAATATGAGCAGGTGTCTGTGCCATCTGCCCATCATTGATGTTCTTTAGAGCCTCTCCAAAGGCTTCATAGGTTACGTTGTAGCGTCGTAGAAGGTTGGCAAGTCCCAGCAATCCGAGACCGACTTGGCGATCAGTCTCTGAAGGGAGGTACTCTCCGCTTTCTCCAACATTTGTTTTGCCGTGTAGGTTGCACAGTTCGGACATTCCGTGGACAAATGCACCTTGAATGTCATTGAGTTCACATCCGCCAAGGTTGACATGTTGAAGTAGACAGGTGCCCCGGCTTGGGAGGTATACTTCCAGGCAAACGTTACCCCGGATTCGATTTCCATTTTTGTCTACCTTTGTTTTGTTGAGCCAGATGTCACCCTTCTTGATACCATCAAGTAGAGCATCCTTTACTTCTTGAGTTGTCTCTTCCCACCAATGGTTGTTAATGTTGACGCAACGCTTAACCCAAGGTAGCTCACTACGGCTAGCAGTGATAAACTCAAGCACATCAGGATGACTGAGATCAAGATGTAGTACCACAGCTCCATTTTTGTAGATACCCCCACGTCGAAGGATTTCATTCAAGGTTGAGTAGATCTTGGCAAAAGATACAGGACCAGATGCTACAAGACCCTTGCCATTCTCCTCACCCTTGGGTCGCAGTTTGGATAGGTGGACAGCAACTCCCGCTCCATAACGAAGAGCGTGCGATACAAATCGCCAAGATGCCTCGATTCCATTAGGACCCTCCATAGTGTCCTCGACGACAAATACTGTACACGACACAGGGAGTCGCGAGGTGGGATCATCGATCCAGGATTGAACACGCCCAGTACGGGCAATAAGATCAGTGGACATATTAGACAAGATCACTAAGGTTTGGTGGTTGATAGTTAGGACCCTTGAGGACTTTACCGTCCTCTCGGTAGATAGGCTTACCGTCTTCTCCAAGCTTACTCATGTTGCTTTGGTGGACACGGTAGAGTGCTTCATCAAGATCCCATCCTAAGTTCTCTGCGTATTGATAGCAGACATAGACAAGATCAGCCAACTCTTTAAGGGTATCGGTAGCATTAACTACGTACCCTTTGATGAGTTGATTATCAGCATCTAGAAACTCTTTGAACTCTTCAACGATCAAAGTCCGCTGCATAGTCCGTGAAGCTGGACTCGTACTGTTCGTTACTCGGAAACCAGCTCGGAACTCCTTCGCTTGCTGTTGTGGTGATGCTTTCAAGCTCATTTTGAAGATAGTGGATTGCTTTTTGAAGATCTTCTACTTTGCTGTCTTTATAGCCAGCACGGCAGATATATTTGATGGCATTGCCAAGATGGAAGTTCAGTCCTTGATCTCGGATGAAATCCCAAACTTGAATTGACCCTCGTCTGTAGTAGGTTGGGCCTGTGGAATTTGAGTGGGCCATTTCTTGACTAGGTTGGATACTGTATTGCAGAGAGTAAAGTTCTGGCGTTGTAGAGCCATGAAGATAGTAATTACATCTTCTAGCTTAGTGTCAGGATCACGTAGTGCATTCTCAATCTGTTTGAGTTTGAACTGCTGCTCCATTGTCAACTCCAACACTGGGGCTGGGAGACCAAAGTCTTGGTTCTTGATTGGTGAAATCATAGTCATCACATTGTAGAATCTTAGCAAGTCTGGCATTCATCAGTGCAACGTCCTCACTAAGATCCTTCTCAGCGAATGCCTTGACTACTGTATCCCAGGTGTAGCCTTCCTTTTCAAAGAGAGCAACAGCACGTTTGATACCAATACCAGGTACACCAGCATAACCATCAGTTTGGTCACCTGACATGGTTTGGATGAGGTGCCACCTACGGCCCTCCTCAGGCGTCACAGTAACTACTCCATCTGTTAGGTCATAGAGGTCCCCAGGGATCTGTCTCATGTCCTTGTCGGGGCTGCAAATGATGTGTCCGGGCTCTTTGGTGGCGTAGATACCAAGAGCATCATCAGCCTCTAGTGTAGGCATCACAACAACGTTGTACTCCTCCTTTAGTTTGTTGATGACCCTTTTGTAGCCACACGGTTTCTTTCGATTTCTATGTCCTTTATACGCTGGATCAATAGATTTACGAAAGTTAATAGAATCAGAAA